TGGAAACTCCATAAGATTAGGATCTACAACACCAGTAGGTACCAGTCCTTGGTCTCAAGCAGGAACTGGTGGTAGTGGTATTATGATATTAAGAGTTGATAGATCTACAACAACTACTGAGTCCGAAGCATCAACATTGGAGAGTGCCGATGATGATGATTCAAGCATCTACATGTGTACATCACAAAAAGTAGAAATGAGACTTAGTTGTGCAAGAGAGCTTAAAAGTTGGAGAGCTAGGTATGGTATACCAAGTACAAATGGTTCCGGTGGAACATCAGTCAGTACTATTGAACGAGATAAGGATTTGGTAAAAGCTTGGCAAAAAATTTAAAAATGTCTACATATACAATACCATCGACAAGATCAAAATCTATACAAGATAGAATCAACCAAATGGCTGATGTGTTTGAACGTAATGTCGATCTATTAGTAGATCTTATAGTGACCAAAGGTCTAGCAAACTCAGGTCTAATATCTACAAAGGTTTCTAAACAAAACATAATACAACTTATGGATTCCACTATCATACCACAAATGCATAGTTGGGAATCTAGTTGGATTGATAATCCAACACAACCGGATAAACCTTCTATGAAAGGTGTATCTCTAGACTTATTTACAACATCCTTTAACTCAATCTTCATCGATACTGATATAACTGAAGTGGCTGATGTAGCTCGTAGTTGGAACACAGATTACCCATTCTGGCGATCTCAACCTGAGTTTTCTAAAGTACTGTTAAGCTTAGTTTGTGGAAGACCAAAATTAGCGGCTTTGTATGTTTACTATGTGTTTAGTAGTCAAGATGCTAGGTATCCAATAGCTGTAATGACAGAAGATCCTTGGTTGGGATTCTTATTGGGTCAAAGTGTTTGGAGTTCTAATTATTATGTATACGATCCGTTTTATATGGACTTTAGTGGTGTTGCTACAAGATATGGATGGAATGGTTTAGTTGGTAGTTGGGTTGTTTTTATACAAAACCTAAACACACTCACACCACAATTTGCATTAGATTGTTTTTTGAACAAGTACAATTATATAAGAAAAATGAGTAAGCCTGAAGGGCCTAATGCAATTTACAGAAATGCTTGGCTTGAGCGTTTAGTTAATAGCGATAGATCTGATCTAATGCTTTTAATTAAAATAACGGAAACCTTTTGTTTAAATGTAAAAAGGAATTATGATCTCTCAGAAAATGAGTCTCAGCATTTAATGCAGAAGGCCTCTAGTTATAAACAAATGGAATTAAAATTACCAGATTAAAATGCCTATAGTAACTTACGATAGTTTAAAGCAGCAGCTAAACCAAAGTGATGCTTTAAGTTTACCATCCAGCGATGGTGCAACTGTACAAAGTGCTTCTACAGGCAGTATACCGTCACCACAACCTAAGATAGATTTTCCAATGGATGATTTTTCTTATGAATCGAGTCTTGTTGGTCAAAAAAGCGATTTAAACACACTATTATCCTTGTCAGATGGTGATAGCGCTAAAAAAAATAATTACGCAGGTAGTCAGTTGTTGTTTAATTCAGATCGTATTATTATTAATAGTCGTGTTGATTATTTGATGTTGTTTGGTCAAGCTGGTATCGCAATCTCATCACCAGGAAATGTTAATATAGACGCTGATGATGGAATTACTTTATTTGGTGAAGATGGTTTATACTTAGGTGTTCCAGGTAAAGGAAAGGGTTTAGATGAAGGTGGTGGTATAAAAAAAGCACCTAAAACAAAGGCAGATGCTACTTTGGATGAAGACTATGAACCTTTAGTACTTGGTTTAAAGTTAGCAAATCTATTAGAAGATTTACTGATCACAATAAAGAACGCAACTATATTAACACCAACAGGAAAAGCTTATTTTAGAGAGGATACCATGTATGAACTAGCTTGCTTACAAGCGAGGTTACCTGAGATGCTAAGCACCTATGGATATATTGATGGTATAAGCCATGAGATGCCAGATCCAGCACCAGAACCTCCAGCAACAGTATCTGAAGCAGTATCACAGACAACTGGAACAACTGCAGGTCCTACATCCACATCAGGCACTGCTATAGAACCGGGTGTAGCCTCTAACAATACTTCAGGACCTCTTCAAGATCGACCTGATTATTTTGAAACACAGAATCCTTATGATGATATAAACTAAGATGGCAAATATAAAAAACGATACATTAAAAGTAGATGAGTCTTTTGTTTATAGAGAAGCTAATGCAAATTTTAATCTGATGATGCAAGCTCTAAAGCAGGATAAGGGAGTCTCTATGAATGTTGATGAGGCTTATAAATCTGTTTATGAAATTGTTGATGAGTTGAGAACTTTAGTAAAAAACAAAACAGTAGATGAGGGAGATAGTTCAAACGAATCATGGACAACGACTGCTGTAGGTTATCAATCACCTTCTGGTGTATCAGCCTTACTTGATCCAGCTAAGAGTATTGAAGAAATTGTTGATGAAGGCAACTTTGAATCATTGCAGAATTATGTGGATAGTTTGAGTCCTATAGACTTTGAACCAACTTTGGTTGAAAGTTTTGAAGGTGGAATACCACCAGATTACGTAACAACTGTATATCCCTATCCCAACAAGTCAAACTTAGATCCAAGAAGATCTGGTAGATTTGTAAAGCCGAAGCCTGAGGATGTATTTAAGCAAGTGGAGGTACAGAAGTGGTTGATTAATAATGGCTTAAAGTATGGTTTTGTGTTATATGGTGATAGTGGTTTGTATTATATTGGACTTGAAAGTGCTAAAACAAAAATTAATGCTTCAACCGATAAAGAACAGACTCTTCAAAGAATGTTAAGAAGATTCATTAAACCTGACAATACATCTATTGGATTAATTTCGGTAACTGCGGCATCTATAATAAACACTTCTGTAGCCGTACCAGCAGTTAAACCTGCTGTTAATGTAGATGACTTAGAATATGTTGAAACAACAGGATTGTTTGATAATGATGGTAGAGCTCTACAATTAGTTGTATTGGATAATAGACCAGTGCAAGTAGACACAGCTAAAGCATTTTTAAAAATGCAAGCTGAGGCGTTACGTGATGGTGTTAATATAAAAATCTCTTCTGCGTATCGTCCTGCACTAGGCAAAACATTTACTGGTGTTGGTAGTAAGGGATCGAAGGTTCTTATAACTACACAAGAGTCTTTGAGAAGAGAGCCTTCTAGGTGGATTGGATATAACAAAGCAACAATGACTCCAGAATCTTTTGCGAGAAGTCAGGGTTTTGCCGATATTAATGACTTTGTAATGAATGCATCCTCTAACGCATACAAACCAGCTACTGCAAAACCAAAATCTTCCAATCATGGAATAGGTGCAGCATTAGATTTGAATACAGGCAGTAGGAATACTCCAAGTGTTGGTAATTTTCAACCAGAAGTATACAAGTGGTTGGTTAAAAATTCTTACAAGTTTGGTTTTGTGAGAGTTGTGTCTAGTGAAGAGTGGCATTTTGAGTATTTACCAAATAATGCAGCAAATCCTTATACAAAACTAGCGGCTGGAAACGATAGTGTATTATTTTATAGTGATTTAGGATTAGCAAGAGGACAATTTGCAGTTTAACATATGGCTTATAATTTTGAACTTACTTTTACAAGACCACTACTAACCAAGCTAGATGCTGGTATGCTGTCAGATGCAAAGGATTGGGCTGAGTCTATAACAAGTGCATATGTCTCAACTATTAGAATGGGAATGCCAATTGGAGTACCTCCAATACTACCAGCTCCTGGACTAAATCCAACCGTACCACCTCCTTTTACCATAGGAGTATCACCCTTCACTACAGCAGACTTGCGTCGCAGAAGAATGTATAAAATATTGTATGCGTACTTTGTGGCTAGAGGGAAGAAATTAGATAAAGGCTCAATACAATCGTTAGGCACAACAATATCTTTATTGATAAGAAAAGTCAAAGAGCAACTTAAAGAGGTTAAGCTTCTGGTAGAAGAGATACGTTTAGTGAGAGAGGAATTAAAAAATATAACAAAGTCAGTTAATCAGATCGTACAAGATATAAAAAAAGAAATTAGACAGCAGGTTGTGGACATCAAAGACGCTTTTAAAATTTTAGATAGCGTTAGAGTGTCAATACCACCAGCTGATTTTGAATCACTCTACTCACAAGAGTTTACCTTTTTGCAAAAGCTTGCAGACTTTAATCCATTAAATATCGGTAGTGTTACAGAGTTAGCTTTACTATTATCAGACTATGGTAATCGGACAGATCCTTTTTTATCAAACTTTAGTAGCGAAATGTCAGTTAAGAGGTATTTGTATAGTAAATTGGTAGGAGCTGCTAAGATTATATTACAATTAGCGGAAGGAGTGTTTGATCCAAGCAAGATAATAAATGTCGTGAATGATTTAGCTAAAAAAAAGGAACGCGTTCAAAATTTAGCAAAAAGAGTAAATCAATTTGATCTTTTTGTGAGGTTTATTCGACCAAAGCTAAAAAGATTACAAATTAAAAAAAATCAATTAGTAAGACGAATTAAGGATAAGTTGCGTGACAAAATAAAAAAGTTAAAAGATCAACTAGCGGCTAAGATAAGAGATTCTGCTATAGGTAAAAAGTATAGTAAAAAAACGGATAGGTACGATAAGTCTAGCAAAACTCGCAACGATAAAAGAAAAAAACATCAACAAAAGTTGAAGCAGTTACAAGCAAAAATAAAAACACTACGTAAAGTATATAAGCTTAGTGTTGATGTTGTCGGCAAATCCACAACTTTATATCTGAGTGCTACAAACACGTTTGAGTTAATAAAACAAGATATTCTACTGTATCAGAAGCAGCTTATTAAAGCTCAGAAAGATTGGACGGCCTTACAAAGAGCGGATGTGATTAATAATGCAACTAGTATTCCACAAATAAACTTACCACAACCTACTACAGAGCAAAGCAATATTAACGGTGAAACTAACAAAGTAGTTAAGTATTTAGCAGACTCAGGTTTATTAGATTTTGCTGAAGCTGCTACTAGAATTGTTATACAGACAAAGTGCGATTACCAAACCTTTGTACGCTTTTTTGAAAAGACTACATCATATGTACAACAGTTTGTTTATGAAATTATAGCATTATTAACTGATATAGAAAACTTATTTGTGGAGATTAAGAAACTTAGATCTGACAGTGGTGAGGTAACACAAATAACTAAACCACAAGTATCTCGTTTAAAATCACTCAAAGATGCTTTAAAGTATTTTGCAACACAGATAATACCAAAAGTTCAATCTTATCCTAAATGGGCAAAGGTTCAAGTTAAAAAGGAAAAGTCTAAGTTGCAAAAAAACATTGACAAGTTTAAACAAGATTTAAAAACATCAGTTATCAATTCTTTGCCTATAAAAAGTGATGTACAAGATCCAAAAGATAAAGCTGAGGAAGCTCAAGGTAGAATAAGAACAATTCGTAATAAAATACGAACGGTACGTAAAATATTGAAGAAGGTTTCTTGTATTGCGAAGATGGCTAAAGGTGGAATTAATATATACAAAAACATTGAAAAGGGAGATTACACCTTACAAGCAAACCAAGTGCCCATCGACTCTATGATTGATGGTTATTATGATTTTAAATCGATTGACCAGTCTCAAGGTGTACAAGCTCAGTTATACAACGAAAAGCTTAAAGTTAAGGATGATCTGAAGGGCATGGTTATTATAGACTTTCTTGTTAGAGCTTTAATAAACACTTTTAAGAGTCCAAACTCTCAAGAGATAGTTTCACAATTAAATTCAGATTTAGAAAGTTTAAAAAACAATCCACCAGCATTTCAAACTTTAAAGGCTATAAGAGATTTGTTTGTGTCACCACCTACCACAACAAAGGAAATGGTTGACACTTTAAATAACCTAACATTAGCTGCGCTACAAGATACTAGTGTTGTTATGAAATTAGTTGGTATTGAAACAAAGTACTTAGCAAAAGTCAGGGAAACTATAAAGACTTTACTGGACGTTAAGAATATCGAAAAAGGTAAGTATGGACAGTATTTAAAGATAGCACTTAAAGAATTGAGCAAAAACAATTCTTATATTATGTTTTTTATTCTATTTGTAAAATCCCAGGTAAAGAAGTTAGTTTCTTTTATAAAGTCAAGAGTGTTGAAGTTTGTAAAAAAGCAAAAGGAAGAAAATAAAAAAAGAACACAAGTTAAAGAGGCTCAAGCTAAAAGAGATCTTCAAACAAACGCACAAAAAAAGAAAAATTCAGATGCATACTTCATGACTTTTGTATTTGCTACAGCAACAAGAGTTTTTTGGACTGGAGCTAGTTGGTTAGGTCCAACTGGGAGTCAGCATAGAGTGTTGTATGTTGGAAGTTTTAGACCAAGAATCAAAGCTAGACCTGATGAGGGTGCCTCAACATTTATAAGACAGTTAGCTTTGGGTTATCAAACTCAGTTAATAGGCATGAAAGGTTTAGTCACTCCACCAGCAATTACTGGTATACCACCATTGCCATTTAATGGTTATAAATAGAAGTCCGACTATTTATATTAAAACAACATGAAAGTAGAAGCTTTTGTAAAAGTATTGCGTAAAGTTATACGTGAAGAAGTTAGACAGGTGGTTAAAGAGGAATTAAAATCAATTAAACCATCAATTAACGAAAGACAATCAGCAGTACCTACTAAGAAAACTGCACCTATACCAACTACACAAAGGGATGTTACAAAAAATTACACAACCATTGATAGTGCATTAAATAACATTTTAAAAGAAACTGCGGATAATATGCGTAGTCGTCCATCTGAAGAATATCAAGATTGGCCTGAAATGGATAGTGGCTTTGGAACCACTAACAGTATTGCTGGTTTTGGTCAAGCTACTCCAGACTTTTTTGAAAACGAGATGCCAACAGGAGGACACTACCCTATGAGTAACGATCCTACAACAGCGTTTATGAAAGATTATTCAAGTGTACTAAAATCGGCTGAGCAGAAAAGTCAGGGATATAGAGGTTAATTATGGCGGTAGAGATAAGATTACACCCATTAGATTTTGAGCCCGATGTAGCTATTGGTGTTGACTTACCATTGGTAGGTAGCAATGGTTCTACGTTTAAGCAAACCTACACAACTTTAGATCAAGCAGTGGCTAACGCAAAGAATCTTTTACTTACAGATCAAGGTGAGCGTATAATGTTACCAACCTTTGGTTGCAACCTAAAAAAAACCTTGTTTGAAAATTTAACAGAGGATACTCTCTTAGATCTAGAGGCCGATATAAGGAATAATTTTACATATTGGCTTCCTTATATATTTATAAACGAATTGATATTACAGCCTACAGAAGACCTGAATAGATTGGGTATTAGGCTTACAATAAGTTTAGAGGGTAATAAGTTTGATACAAGATCTGTTGAATTAGAAATTAATATTAATGCACCACTATAAGAATGGCTGATATTTCAAAAATAACATCTAAAGAAATAAAGTATCTCAATAGAGATTTTGACACACTAAAGTTAGGTCTTGTAGACTTTACTAAAACCTATTATCCAAACACATATAATGATTTCAACGAAGCTTCACCAGGCATGATGTTTCTTGAAATGGCTGCTTATGTTGGTGACGTATTAAATTATTATATTGATTCTCAATTTAAAGAATCGTTATTATTACACGCTACAGAAAGACGTAGTGTGTTGTCTATTGCTGCGGCAATGGGATATAAGCCAAAACTAAGCGTACCTTCTATTGTTGATATGGACGTTTACCAGTTATTACCAGCTTCTGGTAGTGCTGATGGTGTTGCACCTGATACTAGATACGCTGTTAAAATTAATTCTGGTGCAAGAGTTCGTAGTTCTGTTGGTGGTACTGAATTTTTAATGCAAAATCCAATTGACTTTTCTATCAACAATGTTTATGATCCAACAGAAATAACTGTATATAGCCTAGACAATAGCGGAGCTCCAAATTACTACTTGGCAAAAAAGAAGACTAGAGCTATCTCTGCTGTGCCAGTAACAGCTACCATTGATGTTAGTTCAGTAACTAAATTTTTTAAGTTTAAGTTGGAGGCTGAGGGATTAATTGCTATTGACTCTATTGTGGATTCTAATGGAAACACATGGTATGAGGTACCTTATTTAGCTCAAGATACCATTTTTCAAAAAGTAGAAAATATACAATTTAATGATCCGGATGCTGCTGTATACAGTGAGGAAGTTCCTTATTTAGTAAAACTACTAAGGGTTCCAAGAAGGTTTATAACAAGAGTTGTTGAAGGTGGTTTAGAAGTTCAGTTTGGATCTGGTGTAAGTTCTGCACCTGATGAAGAAATTGTAGCTACACCGGAAAATGTATCGGTAGCGTTACCGACTGGTAAAGATGATATAGATTATTCAATAGATCCTGCAGGTCCTGTTTTTACAGGTACTTATGGTATAGCACCATCAAACACAACATTAACAGTGACTTATTTAGTTGGTGGTGGAGTACAAGCTAATGTACCTTCTAATACCATCAATGAGCTAACTAGTATCTTTGTCGACATTAGCAGTTTACCAACTATAAACCCAACTTTAAACGAAACAATAAGAAACTCAGTTGCTGTAAATAATCCAACTGCTGCTGGTGGTGGAAGAAGTGGTGAAACTATAGAAGAGATAAGGCAGAATGCTTTAGCACAACTTACATCGCAAAATAGAGCTGTGACAAAGGAGGATTATATTATCAGAGCATATGCAATGCCAAATGTGTTTGGTAGTGTTTCAAAAGTTTTTATAACACCAGACGAGCAGAATAACATAACGACTACTGACAACTTTAACGATACTGTTGCAAATCCACTAGCAATGAATATGTATATGCTTGGATATGACAACAATAAGAATTTAACAAAAGTTAATAAAGCAGTTAAGGAAAACTTAAAAACCTATCTCAGTCAATATAGAATGCTAACTGATAGTATTAATTTTAGAGATGCCTATATAATTAATATAGGAATTGATTTTGATATTATACCTTTGCGTAACTTTAATGGCAATGAAGTGTTGTTAAATTGTGTAAACGCAATGAAGGAGTTTTTCAACATTGACATGTGGCAGATTAATCAACCTATTGTGTATAGTGATATCTTAGGTGTATTGTTGTCTGTTAAAGGTGTACAAACTGTCCCACGTGTAACTATAAAAAATCTCAACGATGAAACTTTGGGATATAGTAATGTTGCTTATAGTATAGCTGAGGCTACTAAAGACAATATTATTTATCCAAGTTTAGATCCGTGTATATTTGAGATAAAATATCCAAATAACGATATTAAAGGACGTATAGCAACTTACTAAAAATGATATTAAGATATTACCCTACAAAAGACACAACTTTATATGAAAACTATCCGTACAGAAATACAGGATTAGATGCTATATTAGAGTTAAGAAAAGATTTTAATGACGCTGGTAATGCTGCTAACAGTAGGATATTATTGGACTTTGACTACGCAGCCATCTCTAAGAGTATAGTTGACTTAGGATACAATCCTAACAATTTCAATTTTAATTTGAAGATGTATGTAGCTGAAGCTAACGAGATTCCTGTGGATTATAGCTTGTATTGTTATGCCTTGTCTGGTTCGTGGGATATGGGTATTGGACGTTACGGTAATGTTCCAGAAACAGTAGAGGGAGCTTCTTGGTATTTTAGATCCACTTCTGTGTGGTCTACTGGTTCTTTTGGAGCTGGTGTGACAGGTTCTTGGAGTCTTACACCAGGTGGTGGTAATTGGTATGATAGTGTCGCAGTTTCGCAATCTTATAGCTATACAACAGCAGATGTAAATCTTGATGTGACAAGCTTAATGAGACTAATACAGTCACAATCCATTACTTTTAATGGATTTCTTATTAAGAAAAGTGACTCAGACGAAAGTTCTCCTAAAACATTTAACAGCTTAAAATTCTTTAGCAAAGATACAAACACAGTTTATTTGCCAGTACTAGAGGCTGGTTATGACGATAGTGTTGCTACTGGCTCTTTACAATCACTTAATGTGCAAGAAGAGTTTAATCTTATTGCTGTCAATCTGAAGTCAAGCTATAAAGAAAAGTCAACACCTATGGTGAGGTTTTCTGCAAGGTATAGGTATCCAGTTGACGCCTTTACTACAGCTTCTGTTTATCTGAATAGGTATAAGTTGCCAGTTGGAACTCAATATGCTATCTATAGCGCACACAATGATGATGTGATTATTAATTTTAGTAATTACACAAAGTTGAGTAGTGATGATAATGGAAATTATATGAAGCTTCATTTAGATAGTCTTCAACCAGAAAGATACTATAGAATATTAATAAAAGTGCCTAATTCTGGGTCAGACTTGTCATATGAAATATATGATGAAAATTGGATTTTTAAAGTTACACGTAATCAATGAGAAACCCTGATGGAACGCTAAATGGTGACTTAAACGACAATCTTCCGGCTCATAGCTCTGGGAGTATTAGTTTTTTTAGTTTATCTAACACCAATGAAAATGAAACTGTCTACGATTTATTGCCAGTTTTCATAAACAAACCACCAATAATAATATCACCAATAAGCGAAGCTTCAGATCCACCGATAAAACCATACGCTACAGCAGATGCTACAGGAGACGCTATGTATCTCTTTCCTGATGGATCTGTGAAAACAAACTTAGGTGCTACATTCACCTTTAAGCTGATAGCTCAGCAACCCAGTATTTTAAATGTTGAGAACGGTATTCCTACAATGATACCACCAAATGAAGGATTAACCTATGTTTGGCGTAAAGATGGAAATCTAGTCACATCTTACGATATTGAATCTTTACAATCTAGGTTAATAGTAAGCAGTAGTACTTTGCAGTTTGTAAACATACAACCGGAACATGCTGGGACTTATGTTTGTGAAGTTCAAAATGATATAGGTACTACTTCGAGTGAAACCATAAATCTCGAGGTTTTAAATCTTGATTTTGATGAGTTCTTTTATAAGAATCTTGTTAGAAATCCATATGGAAAACAGGGTACAGATGAGTGGGAATCTAATAGTGATGATTTCACAACTAAAAAGTTTAGTGAGATACCATCTCAAGAATTTAAAAGACCAAATAGAGTTGATTTGTTTGGGTATACACCTGATATGTTGCATCCAAGACCTTACCAGTTAGATAGTGGTGTATTGAGAGGGTTTAATATGACTGAGGATTTAGTCATAAATCAAGGTTCTTATTTTACAAGAGCAAGGTTAAAGTATCTAAAAAGAGGTGGTGCAACTTTAGTAAGAGCTTACCAAGATATTGACTTAACAGATATTCAACCACTACTAAAAGGTGGTGTTTTTGGTGTAGAAGGAGTTAGAGCTGTTTTTAGTTGCTACATAGGCAATGCTATTAATAGATTCCAATTAGTTAGAAACCTACTACCAATAACAAAGCGTACAGATCTACGTTACTATATTGGAAAAGCACCAAGAATTGGTGTAGAAAACACATTAAACTCCGGTCCTCCACAATTTCCATCAGAAGATATTTACGTGTCTATTGAAGAGTATGATAATGATATAAGGTTATCTACTAAGTATTATGACCAATTTGGTAATGTTGCTACTTCCGCTGATAGACTTATTGTTAGGGATCCGTGGAATAGAAAATGGTTCTGGTATGGTAGTGTTCAGAATGGTACAAAAATATATCCAACAGATGTATATGGAGTCGGTTCATCTTCAAAAGGAGACTTTTTAGATGTAACCTTACTAACAGCTCAAGATTTATACCCAGATCCAACAAAGAGATACACCTATGGACAGTATGTTGAGTTTAACAAACTAGTGTTAGAAAGATTGAATCCAAAAACAACAAAAGTTAGAATTGTTTTAAACTTTGTTTGCAATGATTCACGTATGTTTGATACTTCAAAAGAGTTGTATGAAAGTAGTGATGAAATCTTTGAAATCTTAGGTTGGGAGTTTCCGTGGAAAAAAAATACATGGGAATCAGACGTATCGGCAAACTATTTAAACAACGTTTATCAAACTTTAAAGAGACAGGATAGTCGGTATGGTGGAGTTGATCCTTTAGATTTTCTTCCGTTGGCTAATGATCCACGTGGAATGATTACAGCTTTGAATCTAACACTATTACCAATACTTACACAAAATAATTCTTTTACAAATACAATAACAAATAATATACTTACACAAAACTCAACACAAGAATCATTCGTACCAAGTGTGCTTGATGCTGGTAGAGACTATGATCCTGCTGGATTGAATACTAGAAGGTGGAGGTTAAAGTTTAGATTGAATGATAAGGGTTTTGCTATTGGTAATAGTGGTTTGATAGAAGAGGGTGATGAGTTGGAATTATCTATAGAGGATATTGTACCATCACAATCACCAAGACCAGTATCTATCTTAACTGAGGGTTTGTTTCCATTTAGTTTAGGTAGCATTATCTACACCGAAGGTGTTTCTGATCTTGCTGCGCAAGATGCTAGTTTTAACACTAAGTCGGAAGCCACCTATAAGAGATTTGCAAAATATAGATATATACCCACTTACAATGTTAACGATGGTATCAACACACCAAAACCAGCTTATGAGCAAAAATATCAACAAGCTGCAACTTCTTTAGAAAACTACTTATATGTCACAGATAAGTCTACTACAGATAGATTAACGATAGCTACTCTGGATTATCAATCTATTTGGGAGGGTAAAGCTAGATATCACATATCATTTGCTTTACCAGATACTTCTCAATCTTTTGATCCTAGGTATTATACACAACTGCTCAACATAGATCAACCTAATGAACCCGATTATGTTGGGTTTACTTACATACCTTCAAGTACGCTCTTAGCACATCAATATCCTATTTTAGGCTACTATTTAAGTTTTGACTTTTCGGATTTGAGTAATACGAAAGTAACTTTATCACGAAATAAAGACTTGTTTCCACCCGATGATCCAAACACTACGGATATCACAGTTTTATCTGGTAGTTTTGATTTAAGGCATAGTATGTCTAACGATCTTGTACTAAGATGCAACTTAGATACAATTTTAACAGCTTCGATGAATAGAGGAGGAATGGGATACAAAACAATGAAGCAAACTCTACCGTCAAATCAGTTTCCACTAACAAGTCACGATCCTTTTATAGATCCAATACCCTTTGTTGAAAGAACAACAGAGTCTATTGTGCGTATAAGTGACCATCCCATACAATGTATTAGAGCATTGCGCACTAATATAGGTGCTTACAGTCTTGTTCGGGTTGAAAACAATTACTTTTATATTAAAAAGGTCAATGAAATTTTGCAGCCTGTTCAAGATGATATAGATAACTTTGCAACTACAACAACACCTTTTGCATTAGATGAGTTGAGAAGCTACTCAGCTTCATTAAACGATTATGCTTATAATAGTGTACCATTTTACTTTCAATTAAACAGTATACAACCTAATACATTAACTGAACCTGACGTTTATCAGCAAATTAATCAATACTATAGTAGTACACTTAATATAGATTTAGCTGATACTACATTCGCTAATGAATATACATTTGGTTTAAGTTCAATCAGTAACTCACAACCAACAAATCTAGCTAGACAAACATTAAGATCTCCTTATCTATTAAACCTAAGAGTGAGAGATGGTATTATTGGGCCGTCTTTAGTGGGTATAAAACCAGTAGATTCGAGAGATGGTACTAGTGGCGTAGGTAGTCCTAGTTATGGTACTACTAGTGCAAACAACGATTATATTATCGCTTATGCACCACTACAAGATAAAGTAGCTGGAACATATTTATAATTGAATGAGACGTACTATACAACTTTCGAGGTTATCTGAAGAAGGTGCTATACGAGCTGGTGAATTTCAATTGACTGCTGACACAGTACAATTGCCGCTAATAGTATCGCAACCTGTAAACAATTTTAAGCAGTTTACTTGGTTAGAGGATATACAAATTGGCACTCCAATTTTTCAATACATTAAGATTGAATCTAACAGGGTGCTCATGTTAGAGGGTACTGAATTTTTGTTAGGTTTAGAGTCTGTTGATTTGTCTAATACTTTAAACATTAATGACACAACAAATATATCCTATAAATGGACTCGAGATGAATCACCAATATATGAACTAAATAATGTAGGTGGTGGTATAGGAACAAACACATTTCTTGTATCAAGAGCATCAAGTTCAGCAGATCTTACTGGTAGGTATGTTTGTGAGGTATCAAATCCATATGGAACAGTTGTCTCAGACCCGATAGACGTTGAGATCGTAGATCCGATTAAGCATCCTAAACTACTTAAAAATTTAATTTTAAATGGTGATGGTGATGGTGGTTTAAATGGTTGGCAAGCAGACACAAGCATAAAAGTAACTACATTTATATCTGATGCGGCTAATGTGAAAGACTTTGGAAGTTTCAGATTAGCTGGTTGGACTGCTATAAATGGTTATAAGTTGTACGAAGGTTCTAAAGGAACTGAGTTAATTGATTCAGCACCTACTGATTTTTATTTTACAACCGGGGATGATCGTATATTGTTTTATAATGGTTATAGAAAGAGGTTGGAGAGGGATTCTAGTTTTGCAACTACAAACTTAATATCTACTGTAGATGTGGTGATAAATGGTTCTCCTATATTAAACGCAGAGGAGAAGGGATCCATCGAATGGAACTTACCACAAATAATTCCAAACGAGGACTTTGTGTACAATCAACCAAAGCCGTATGCTGCCTTTTATCCAGGAATACGTTTTATGGATGCATACAACAAAAATGTAAGTATCAATTCCACAACATTACTTAATGAGTATGATAATTATCAATCACAATATTTTACAAGAGATAGAATTCGTTTTGAAAAATTAGGAAATGATCCTGAGGTTCAAATGACTCAGGTTGTTGATTTGTCTGAGGTTTCAGATATGATTGATGGTAAGGTTTATGGTGTAAAATATGTGTCTTCACAATTTTTTGCATATGTAGGAGCTGGTATTACTGGTTACAATGTAAAGGTATCAACAGCGGATGGTGTTAAAAGCTATAACTATTATTTAAAAGATTTAGAGGCCTATTATAATCAACACAGATTAAGTGCGTCTCCAACAGTTGCTGGATTTACTAACTTAAATTTTCTTTTGAGTAGATATCTCTTTGTTGATTCTAACTTTGGAAACATGCCTCCAGATGAGTTGGTTGGTGTTAGTTCACTCGCACGAGCTTATAATGGTAGTCTTATTTGGAATGGACAAACACCATTGCAAGGCATTATACCACCAATAAGACCACTACAAGGGACTCCTATAGAAATTACACCTCTAGTAGAGGATACGACTACAGTTGTTCTAGAATACCTGGATGAGTTTGATGCTCTATTGAAGACTGAGGTATTAGATGGTCCTAGTAATCGTGATGTTTGGGCTATAAAGGAAAAGGTATACTTTCCATTAACTTTATATGGACTCTATGAATGCATAATACCAAGCAATAATCCCATAACGGTATTTGGACAGACCTATACAACAACAGATGCAATACGACCTTTATTTAGTACTGATTTGGCACCATATAACATAAGACCTACTATAAACGGTTCGCAGGTTAGCGGAATAGGCAACCAGCTTACTGATGTTAATGCTAAATTTTTGCTTAACAAGTATAATTTTAACAAGTACGGTAATCAGTCATATCCAAATGGATCAGGGTTTGATGGTTTTAATGATGCTAAAAAGTGGAGAGCTGTACAGGATTTTGGTGCTGCGGCTATGTTTGGAGTTGGAAAAAATATTGTAGTGCCGTCTAAAACAAGATCAGTTCGTGTTACAGTTAGATTTAAGAATCTAACACAAGCTATGAAAGATACTTCGCCGAGAACGAAGGGTTGGGTTGATCAGGAGTTGTATGTAAATGATCTTGGTGATGGTGCTGGTATTGGTTTAAGAAATCATGAGTATGGAAATCCACGTTGTGGAATTACAAGTGTAAAGTTTTTATTATCACCTAATGATTTTGAGATTAACGAAACATACACCTCGTATCAACTACCACCAGCTAACCAAACTGTAGTAGGAATACAGAAAGCAAAATATACAGATCCAAACGCCTTTAATTCGGCAATTAAACCAGACTTTAACTATCCTCTAGAAGTACCACAAACTGTACCAATACCAACACAACCAAGCGATCCTTATATTGAATTACAAGGTACCTTCGATTTGATTAATGGTATAAACTTAGACGATCTATCAACATTAATACCAGTAGGTGTATCTGGTAGTGCGTTTGATTTAGGTTTTGGTGACGATACAAGTTTACCAGATAGTAGTGTTGATGCTGAAGATCAGGATGATACAACTCCCTAACTTTATTTTATCAATATATTTATATTAAAATATAAGTGTCTAACAGAAGAGTCATAGATTTCAAATCTATTAATTTAGGAGCATCTCAGGATGGTTCTGCTAATACATTACCATCAGCTATAAGATTATCAAATCAGAATGTACCGCTACCCACATCCAACTTTGTAAGACCTTTTGGATTAGAGCCTGATCTTATTTATGTATATCCTAATGATGTAGTTCAATTGGATGTATATAATGCTGTTGACCAGTACCTTGAAACAAATTATAGGGTTACGGGTTATGATAAAACTTCAACAACGGTAACTGTTGATGTTGAAAATGACCTACTAAGTCTTGGGTATCAATCGGGTAGATATAAAACAGTTTATAAATTCTATAGAAACTATCTTGGATCCGGTGATGCACACAAATTGCAAGTACAAGAAATTAGTGCTGATAGGTTGGAGATAAGGGTCGTTCCTACAACTTCTAATACTTACAGCAATACTGGTTTTCTGAGTGCTTTTGAAACAAGATTCTTTCAGTTACCAAAGCCACAAGTGCTTCCAAATTTGTTTATTCACAAAGATGCAAACACTTCAGTTCAAGTATTTGATTACGTACAAGATAGATTTACTTTTCCATCCTCACCATACAGTATAATTTTTAAGTTAAACACACCAATACCTGACAGTGTTGTCATTGGTGACTTGGTGTGGTTGAGTCAACAACTAAATGAAGATCATGAGGACGACATATTAATTATACCACCTAAACCAGTTAAAACTACAACTCAAATTGCTGGGCCAAACTGGGATGTGTTGGTGAAGGAACAGACAAGTGTTTCTACTGCCTATAAGGATTGGGATGACTTATTGTCAACAAATACTACAACTTCACAAGATTTAGTAAATAGATTATTTAGTTCCTCGTTTATTGAAGGGATACCCTTAAATGTAGATTACAAAGATTTTAATAATTTTATACACTTTGGTTCTGCTGTTGAACGTCTACAAAACTTCAAGTATAAAGTATCTTTACTAGAACAGTATGATTCTAGAATCGCAGCTTTAACCATTGACTTAAATGGCTTGCCAAGTAGTAGTGTAACAGCTAGTACTTACTTTCAAGCCAACGTAATTGATGCTCAAACAAAACGAGCAGCGTTAGTAGGTACCTTTGACGGATATGAAAAGTATTTGTTCTATGAGTCTAGTAGTTATGTAACTAACAGTTATGGTGAATTTTATCCAACTACTTGGCCAAAATCCAATAGTGTAAAACCATACACAAGATTTTCATATACATCTTCTCAAGTTGAGGAATGGTTTGATGGAATCATAACTTCAGCGAGCCTATTTGATGAGAATAATAATAATGCTTTATACAGATTAGTACCTGCACATGTTTTAGAAGATCCTACCAATGATAGCTATGTTTTATTTGTGAATATGATAGGTCATTATTTCGATCTAATACACACTTATATAAAGCAAATGTCTTACACATACAATAGAGAGCAATCTTTATTGGATGGCTTCAGTAAGGAGTTGGTTTATCACATAGCTAAAAACTTAGGTGTTGATTTTGAGAACGGCAATACTCTAGATGACTTGTGGAGTTATGTTTTAGGTACTGATGTATCTGGCTCTATGGTCTCAACTTTTGGAACCAGTACAGAGGATAAAACAAGAGAAATTTGGAAACGTATTATTAACAATCTACCCTACTTGCTAAAAACAAAAGGTACTGATAGAGGGTTAAGAGCTTTAATAAATTGTTTTGGTATTCCGAGAACAATCTTAAGAATTAGAGAATATGGTGGAGTTGAGCCTGATTTTGATACAAAGACCGACTTTGTGCATGATAGGTTTAACTATGCTTTACAAGTTGGTTATGGTGGTGTTGGAGTAACTTCCTTATATGGTTCTGCTGTGTATGGCAGCTCATCTTATAGTACTGGAGATCCAACAGAATTAATAAGTATTCCATGGAAACCTTTGGAAAATAGTTTAGTACCTATGGCAACTCAACTAAGAGTTAAAATGGTAAAAAACCAAACAAAGGAACAAAGTATAATAGAAGTTCCAAATAAGTGGAAGATCAAAACTCACACAGATAATAACGGTTATCAGTATGTAGGATTTTATTTAAGTGGTAGTGCTGGTTGGGCAACAGCTAGTGTTAGTTCCTCAATATATGATGGAACCTTTCATAGTATAACTCTACAAAGAGACATAGAAGATGATTCTATCAATATTAATCAAACGTATACATTAATTGTTAAAAAAACCAATTACGAAAAGGTAGTATCAACTCAAACAGCTAGCTTATCTATAAACGGTTTAACAAGCAGCTCTTACAACAGTAGTTTCATAACATCTGGAACTTTATGGATTCCTGGATCTGGGTCGTATACAGTAAATGATTCTAGTTCCATGACACTGTTTACTGGTAGTATACAGGAGTTTAGATATTGGAAAACCTCTTTAGAAAATTCTATATTAGATAATCAAGCATTAGCTCCAACTAATTTTCAAGGTAATCCAATACAAGGATTCACAGGAAGTACTTCAAGTTTTTATGATCTTAGCTTTAGACTTTGTTTAGGTTCTGATAACAGAAAAATTGACTTTGGCTTAACTTCTAGTTTTGGATCGCAACATCCAGATCAATCCAGCAATACATTTGGTGACAGTATCACAGCAAAAACAGCTACCTTTCACAGACTAAGATCTCCACTTTATGAACCTATTGTTGAGATTCATTCTATGGAGTGGCCTGATATGGGTGCTAATCGCAGTATTAGCAATAAGATTAGAATAGATGAGACTATAACAGCAGGCGTAAATCAACTTTATCCAAATATAAAAGTTGAAAAAGCTTTAACAGACAATAATCCACCTGATAGTTCTAGACTTGGAGTTTATTTTTCACCTACAAATGAAACTAATCAGGATATTGCTGAGCAGTTTGGTGGTTTGAGTTTGGATGATTATGTTGGTGATCCATCACACTTAGGATTAGACTATTATCCAGATCTACAATCGTTAAACTTCGAATATTTTAAAAAGTATAGTGGTAAGGGAGCTGTTCAAAATTACATTAGATTATTAAGACACTACGATGCTGCGTTATTTAAAATAATAAAGAAGTTTATACCATATCGAGCAAATGCTCAAGTTGGTTTAGTAATAGAGCCACACCTACTTCATAGAAGTAAGGTACCTACAAAAACACCATCAATTGAAGAGTTGCACTATTCGAGTTCTATCGATATACCAGATAGTGTAATATTTGTTGACGGATTTGTGTCTGATGGTGATGGAGAGCCTTTTAGAGATAGTCCAGTTTATGTACCAGAAGCTGTTATAAGTAGTAATGATGGTGTTTATTTGCGGATTAGTGGTGATGAGCAACAGTTAAGAGAGTATAACGATATTATTCAATATCCAGATAGAGAATTTGAGAGTGTTCGACAAGGTATAAGAATACCAGAAGATATTATTAGTGTTGATGGAGATGATTTTGCTGTCTCAAATGTTGTTGGTGGTATTGATGGTGTTATTTTAAGATTGTCTGGTTCTGCAAATGAGTATAATCAAGTTGGTAGTGTTGATGAGTACACTGATACTATCGAGGTTGGTGAAACTGCTTATGGTCGTAATGTTCGTTATGAAGGTTCGCAATATGTTTTTATGACCTATGCTACAAGTGGTAGTGGTCCAACAAGATCCGAGCCTTACTGGATTACTAGTAGCCGTTATGACTATCACGAAGCACTATGTCCTGTTATTATGACAAGTCATAGAAGTGGTATTTCAAATTTAACATCAGACGTTACAGACGTTAACATATATGGTAAAAAAGCATTTCAGACTGGCTCTTTAGTCACTTTCGATAGTGCTTCTAAGCTTCAAGATAGCGATTGGACACTACACTATGGTTTAGTGTTTGGAACAACGACGGTAGCTGGAAATGTTGTAGATACATACAATAGTACAGCTTATTGGTCTTTATCGAGTAGTTTTGGTTTAAGGTTTGAGGTTGTTGGTGCTCAAGGTGCTGTGACGGCGTCTGCTAAAGTGCCAGCCTTCTTTTATAAAGAAGAAGATTTATCTACATACAACTTATTGTATAAAGTAACTTATAGAGTTTCTTGTTCTGTTGTGAATGTAGGAGACACTATACCTTCTGTAACCTTACGTGCTGGTGGCTCGGACGCTAATGTGATAGCTACAGTAAGCAACGATACTACAGCAACAGCAATCATAAAAGCAACTGGTCCATATCTTTATTTTGATTGTATTGGTTCTTTCACTTTAGATGGCGGTGCTATGTCAATCTTAAATGTTCAATTAGAATGTTTAAACTACAGAGCTGAGACTCAGGATTTTCACTTAGTTGATAGCTATGGTATGAGGAATGCAAGATATGATGGTTGTAAACTCACATCACCAGATTGGAATGTAAATAGTCCTGACACTATAGATGGTGGTCCTGTTGTAAAAATAGTTACTGGTGGTGGTAGAGGGCTACAAACATCTCCTAGTCCATTAGGAACTTTTGAGATTGTATAATTTTTTTGAAATTAGTGATACTTATAATAAAATAAGGAAAATTAAAATTCACACATTATTAACATTAAAAATTAAATAAATTGGGGTATCTAGACAATTCTACAGTAACAGTAGATGCAATTTTAACAAACAAGGGCCGAGAAATTTTGGCTGCTGGTGGTAGATTAAACATTACGAAATTTGCTTTAAGTGATGATGAAATCGATTACGATTTATGGAATCCAGCACATACATTAGGAACAAACTACTATGGAGCTGTTATTGAAAATATGCCAGTATTAGAAGCGTTACCTGATGAAACTCAGATGCTTAGATATAAGCTTGTAACTTTACCAAAGGATGCAATAGGTATTCCTGTAATAGACGTTACACCTTCTGCTTTAACATTTACATCTCTTACTCAAGAGATTACGGTAACACCGTCAACAGTTAATTTGCAAGGTGGAAATGATACTTTAGGATATACAGTAATTCTTTCAGATGATACAGTTGCAACTCTTGCAATTGCTCCTGATGGAGGAGTATCTGCTCGTACAGCGACTACAACTGAAACAGCGGCTGGTTCATTAATTTCAATGGGCACTGTTAGTGGTACTTTCTTAGATGATGAGATAACTTCAAGCACTACAGCAGGTAAAACTATTACTGCTGTTGGTAAGAAATTTATTATAAAACCAAAAACACAAGCAGATTTAACAACAGTTAAGAGAGCTTTGTTAACCATAATTGGTAATGAAACTGGTGGATTTAAGACTATCGCAATTACAGTTGATCCTACTAACTTTTTAACACAAAATGTAACAATGCCAACAGCAACTCCACCAAGAGGTGGTGCTTTAGGAGCATAATTAAACGTAAAAATTAAATAACAAAATGGCAGAAATATATAAGGCTTTTTTACCAGATGACGTAATTCAGGGAGACATTCAAACAATCTCCCAGCCAATATGGTCAGAGAACATGAATCCATTCTCGGCATCTTATGCTAGTGGAATTGGTTTTTATACGGCATCATCACAGGTTTCTCAATCTGGTGATTACTATGTAAATGTTTATCATAGAGATCCTAGTACATCGACCAATGCTCAAGTACAGTTTGCTGTAGCTTATGGTCATAGATTTGGAAGTGGTTCTGTAGGTGATCCAAACACAGTAGGTAATAATGCGAATGACACGCCATCAAGAGCTATATACTCGCAGTATAGAAATATGTTGTTGCCACCTACCGATAGGGTCTTTACAATCAATAATGCAAGTGCAAATGAAATCCTTGTTCTAAATGTAGCAAGATCAAGATTCCGTCAAAAAATTGATCCAGGTAATTGGGAGCTTAGATTTGGTAGTGGATCTGCTAATTGGGCTACTAGCTATATTAGTTTAATAGATGGTAGTGGTGCTGGTGAAGTTTATTCTATAAACGAAGCAGGTAGAGTCTTTGGAATCTACAGTGGTTCGGGTGGAGTAACGGCATCATCACAACAATACGGATTGTTTTATCCTGATCAGGGTATTATTGTATTGCATGCTGGTTATTTAAGAACAAACGCAGGCATACCTTTCGACTCAGCTTCTGCCGTACAGGCTCGCAATCATGTAACTATGTCCGCTAGAATTTCTGGTTCATCGTACTTTGCAGCTCGTAGTGAAGAAAAAGTAACATCAACACATTTCTTTGTGCGTATTACTAATTCTCAATTCAACTTCTCAAATAACCCAACATTTGTAACTGGTAGTACTGGTGCTTTCTTGCATCCAAGTATGTTGAGAAATCCAAGTGTTTACGTTACTACCATTGGTATGTATGACGATATGAATAGATTGTTGGCTGTTGCTAAGTTGAGCAAGCCATTGTTAAAGACATTCAATCGTGAAGCTTTGGTGAAAGTGAAACTTGATTATTAAAGAACCCCTCATTAGATAGTATCTATTGACTGAACCCTCTTAATAGAGGGTTTTCTTTTATTAGTATATTTATAAGCAATGGCAGGAATTTTCAAAAGTATTGATCAATCCGATATTAGGGTAACACCGTTTCGTAGCTATAAGTTATGGACAGATCAGAATATGAGTTACGGTTATGCTACCAACTCAATATCAAATGAGCCTTTTACAGAGCTTTTTGTTCAAACCTATAATCGTAGTGTTGGAGATGGTTCTTTTTATGCATTAAGGAGTAGTTCACTCGATCCTGATTTAAGTAGTCTTTATCGAATTGATGGTGAAGAAAACTTTGCATTACTGGCTACTCGAAGCAAGATATCTTATGCTTTTGGTGAAATGAGTGTTGGTTTAGATAAAATTTTAGCCTTTGAACGAGCCACTGCGTACCTATATAATAGCGATCTAACAATTGGTAGTAGTAATGGATTGCCTACTGTAAATGATGTGGTTGTGTACGATGCATGCTTTGACATAAGTACAAATAATATCTTTGCAGGTATACAGGAAGATCCTAATTGTGGTGGTTTGTATGAATATATTGGTAATCAAAACTACACTGCTCCAGATGCTATTGGTGATTATTGGGGAGTTGATACAACGCCAACAAGCAAGATATGCACTTTGTTTAGAAGTTCCTCAGGAGACGATATATATTTGGCTTTATATGAACCAAATTCACCAGGTGTTATAGATAAAGGTCCTTATGTAATGGGTCCAAAACCAAATGCATTAAGAACCTTTTTTGTTAATCAATCAGACACACTAGCTATTGATAATTTTTCTATATGGTGCTTGTTTGACGATGATACTTTATATCTTTCAAGTGGAGATGTATCAGTTACTATGTTTGCTTTATCTGATGTTGCGGAAATTCTATTAGACAACGATTATTATGATTATAACACCTCTACTTACCTAACTCAGAGAGTTCATATTGTTATGAGATCGGGTCGTATCTATTTTGATGCCTACTACGACTATTATAACAATACGTTAAAAGTTGGAAGTGAGTTGGATTTGTCAAGCTATGTAGGTGTTGGTTTAGGAAATCTTATACAAAAAGCATCCATAACTAGAAATAATCAAATCCTAAACGCAGGAAATGCTGTTATAAGTATTACAGCAGGAAATAGCAATACTTTAAATGAGAGTTTATATTTTACTGTTAACACGGGTACTTACGAAGTGTCTGATCCTGTCTCTTTAGGTAGCACTAAATCTACAATCAATCTAGCATCTTATAGTAATAGTAAGACCTATGCTGCGGATCATACAGCAAGCATAAATGTTAGTACTGGTACTTTTGTAAACAATTGGTATACTTTTAATCAATAATGTCAATATACACAATATATAAAGCCAACTACAATCCTAGAACTGACTATTTGTTAAATAATCCACTAAGAGATTATTTTCATCAAGGTAGTTCTTACTCTGATAATCTTGAATCACTAACCAGTAATGGGAAGTTTGAGAGAGTTGTACACACTTCAATAGACCATCTTTTTTATAGAAATTTCTTAAGTAATAACAAAGCTTCTTTTGGTTCTGGGAATATAAATACACAGATTAGATTTCTGGAAGATCAAGCTTATATTATAAGTTTGCCTCAATCTAAGTTTGGTGAGGCTGTGATGCCTAGCTCTGTTAATATAAAAGCTAAATGGTCAATTGCTCCAATAAGCGGTACCTATTATGTTAGTGGATCGGTTACTGAAGTTACGGGTGAGTGGAATATTTCGGATGATGGTTTTGGTAATTTAAAAATTGCTGATGGTGAATACTATTCACCGTATGGACAGTTTGTTGGAGGAGCTTATACAAACTATTCGTCGTCTGTAACTAGAATGCCAGTAGGTGAGTGGCCTTTTGATGAGTTGTATAAATACACAGGCATTGGACTTATCAACCATACTAGTAGTTTTAATAGAGGTATGTGGGTAATGGAGTCTATATACACTAATATTAGTGTAGTTAGTGTCACTGGCAGTATGATGCCTTATCCTACGGATGTTGATTTGTTAGGAGCAACTATGCATTTCACAGCTTCTTTAAGCTCAAGTATTCAAATTAAACCAAACGTTGTTACTGAGTATAGAGAGAAGTATAATTTTGAAAACCAAGACTATGCTATTAGTCTAATGGTAAGACCAACACAAGCACCAACACATCCTTCAGGCTCTATAATCATATCAAAACAAAGTGTTGTAGATGATATAAGATTAGATGAGAATGGAAACACAATAACCTATACTACACCAAATAATGCACCTTACAGATTGACCTACTTGTCGGGTAGTAAAAAATTAATGTTTGAGAGAGATGCTGGTGGTGATGGTAATTTCATGTTAACAAGTAGCATTTCTATGAGTCTTGATACACTATATCATGTAGCTGCAACAAGATCTGGTTCTACTATGTACTTGCACGTAAATAGTGCTATTGGAAACTCCACTGATAGTGGTGTGATGATAAATTGTGACACTGATTCACGAAATCTGTCAAACATCTATATAGGAAACTCTTACAAATTAGATAGAGGTTTTAATGGGACTATTGACAATATAAAATTATACAATAAGTATCTTAACCAAAATGAGGTTAACATACTACATCACACGTTAGGAGTTGGTAACACTAATATAGGTAATGTTTTTTATAATCAAGGAATGTTTACACTCACATCAATTCCATCAAGGTTTAGTGATATATTATCAGTTGAATCGAGAGGTACTCATACAATGTGGGAGACTGAGGTGTCCTGCACAGTTAATCCTGGTGAGTTTTCTATGAGCACAAATCCAACGTTGATTGAGAATGATCCAATTAGAGGTGAATATGTGTGTAAACCAATACTATCAGGTTCAAATTTTAAACCGTTTGTTACTTCTGTGGGTTTGTATGACGATTATGGTAGACTTTTGATGATTGGTAAGCTCAGTCAACCGGTACAGTTGCCAGATAATATGGATACAACCATTATAGTAAGATACGATAGATAAAAACGATATACAGTTATGAATAAAAGAAGAGCTACACTAAAAATAGCAAGGGAAAAAGGTTATAGAAGTGGTCTTGAGGAAATTGTTGATGCACAATTAAAACAAGTCAATGTAGATGGTGAGTACGAAAAGCATAAAGTACGGTACATTAAACCAGTTACTCATCACGAATACACTCCAGATTTTAGATTACCTAATGGAATTTTTGTTGAAACAAAGGGTAGATTTGTTGTAGAAGACAGAAAAAAGCATATATTAATAAAAGAACAGCATCCCGAATTAGATATTCGATTTGTGTTTCAAAATTCTAAAAACAAAATTCGTAAAGGATCTAAAACTACTTACGCAGATTGGTGTAACAAGTATGGATTTATTTATGCAGATAAGGTTATTCCTATGGAGTGGCTTAAATAACCTATTGGTTTGATTTCTCAAAAAAAGTTCGTATAGTCTATATATGACTATAAATTTATTACAAGTTAAACATATCCTGGACGAGCATTTAGGCTCTAGCCTACAGCACAAAAAGGCTGGTGAAATAAGTTTCCATTGTCCATTTTGCAACCACTACAAGCCTAAGTTACAAGTTAACTTAACTACACAAAAATGGCATTGTTGGGTTTGTGATAGTAAAGGTCAAACTATAACGTCATTACTAAGAAAAAGTAATGCTAACACACAAACCTGCCAGAAGATTAAGGAGATCTATGGTGATAATACTAATAATGGTAGACAGGATTATGGTAGAGAGTTGATAGGTTTACCTGAAGATTATAAGCCATTATGGGTCAATCAAAACACTCCCGATTACAAAAACGCGTTACATTATATTCTTAATATAAGAAGACTTACACCTATCGATATATTGAGATATCAAATTGGTTACTGTGAGAATGGTCCTTATGCTGGGATGGTTATTATTCCGAGCTTTAATGATCATGGTGTAATCAATTACTATGTTGGTAGAAGTTATTATGATAATGCAACTATCAAACACAAAAATCCACCAGTGTCTAAGGATATTATAGGTTTTGAAAATCAAATAAACTGGAATGAGCCGGTTGTAGTAGTTGAAGGTGCTTTTGATGCCATATCAACCAAAAGAAATGCAGTACCATTGTTTGGTAAAATAATATCGCCAAGTTTAAAAGCTAAATTAGTTTCGTACGCTAAGGACATATACCTTGCACTGGATGCCGATGCTATGAAGGCTTCAATCAATCACATAGAATATTTTCTAAACCAAGGACTTAATGTTTATTTAGTAACGATTCCTGGCAAGGATCCAAATGAGATTGGATACGTTGATATGGTAGATTGCTTAACAAAAGCTAAAAAAATAGATTTCTTCGAATTACTGAGTTTAAAAATGAACTTTGGAACAGTCAATATGTTAGCTGTTGACTTTCTGAAATAAATTCTATAACTTAAAAATTAAATAAAGCATTTATGATAAATAAGATTAAAAGTAAAATATCAAAAGTTGATTATATATTGCATATTGCTGATGTACATATAAGAAACTGGAAACGACATAAGGAATTCAAAGAAGTTTTTAAAAAGCTATTTGAAGCTGTAGATCAACTTCCAGAAAATAGTATTGTTACAATTGGTGGTGACATTGTTCATGCTAAGACTGACATGAGTCCTGAGCTAATCAATATGGTTTCTTGCTTATTTATTGAGTTAGCTAATCGAGTTCCAACTATTGTTATCTGTGGTAACCATGACACCAATCTAAATAATAACAATCGCCTAGATGCACTTACTCCAGTAGTGGAAGCTATTGGTCACAACAATTTATACTATTTACGCAACTCAGGCCTATACGAAATAGGCGATGTTGCTATTAGTGTAATGTCTTTATTGGAAGATAAGAGTGAATACATTACTTTTGATAAACTTCCAGAAGGAAAGCAGTATAAACACACCATAGCTATGTATCATGGTACTATTGCTAATAGTCAAGTAGATAGCGGCTTAACATTGTCTCACGGTCTAGACTGGGATGTTTTCGCAGGTTTTGATTTAGTGTTGTTGGGAGATATACACAAGAGACAAATTCTATGTAAAAAGGATCCGATTGTGTTCTATCCAGGATCGCTAGTGCAACAAAATTTTGGAGAGTCGTTTGAAGGACATGGATATGGTTTAGTTGACTTGCGAGAAAAAGGTGACATAAAGTATGATTTTCACGACATTCGCAATGATTATGGATACTATACTATTGATGTTGTTAGCGGTATGCTTCCAAGTAACCTACCAATCAATTCCAAGACAAATGTAAGATTGAGAACTAAACAAACCAATCCAGCAGACGTCAAAAGAATCTTAGCAACTTTACGTAAAGACTACAAGGTTAATGACGTATTGGTGCAAAGATTGGATAAAGTTTCTGCTGATGATGGAAATGATTTGTTTGGTGAGTCTTTGAGTCAAAATGATATTAGAAATGTACAATACCAAAACCAACTCATTAAGGATTACCTACAACAAACTGGCATTGCAGAAGATGTTTTAACGGAAGTACTTAACATAAACACAAACCTAAATAAAACTGTTCAACAGACGGAGGTAGTTAGAAACATAGTATGGAAACCTAAGAAGTTTGAGTTCAGCAACATGTTTAGTTATGGTGAAGATAATATTGTAAACTTTCAAACTTTTGAAGGTACGTGTGGTTTATTTGCGCCAAATCACGCAGGCAAGTCGGCAGTGTTAGATGCACTATGCTTTTGTTTGTTTGATCATTCTTTTAGAGCAAGTAAGGCCGAGCAAGTATTGAATAGAAAGAAGGATGACTTCTACTGTAAATTCAACTTTGAGTTGGGTGGATTGGATTATTTTATTGAGAAAAAGGCTTATAAATATAAAAGTGGTCCGTTGAAGGGTAAGTTAAGAGTTGATATAGATTTCTGGTATATAACATCAGAAGGTGAGAAGGTTATGTTAAATGGAGAGCAGCGTAGAGACACAGATAAGATTATACAAACATACGTCGGATCTTTTGATGACTTTATATTAACAGCTTTATCTTTACAAGGTAACAATTCCAATTTTATAGACAAAACTCAAGGTGAGAGAAAGGATTTACTTGCAAACTTTTTAGATTTAAAAATCTTTGATACGCTGTATGAATTGGCAAATAAAGAGAATAGAACAGCAACAATTGTGTTAGAAGAGTATCAGAAGCAAGACTTTGAAACAAAGCTTGGTGATGCAGAGAGATCATTAGAAATTAATAATACAAAGCAAACAAGAGCTTTGAGCGATGTAACTGTTGCTGAACAGGAATTGCAAAGTTTGACCGACGAACTATTAGAATTAAACAAACAACTACAGCCTTGCACAGCAGAGGGATTGGATATCAAAATATTGGAATCCAATTTAGAAAAATCAAAAACAAACTTAGTTGCCTTACAAACTAATTTAACACAAACAAGTGTAAAATTGCAGGAACAAACAGCAATTCGTGATGAAATAAACGCCAACTTACAAAACCACAAAACTACCTTTGATGTCAGCTTGTATCAAGATTATCAAAAGAAGTTACAAGAAAAGGTTGAATTGGATGGTACATTAGCTAATTTGAAATTAACAATATCAAACAAGCTATCTAAGTTAGAAAAACTAAAACAGCATGAATACGATCCAAATTGTACGTATTGCACCTCTAACGTGTTTGTACAAGATGCTATAGAAACAAAAACACAATTGGAGAGTGACAGACAGACTGTACATGATTTTCTACAAAAGCTAAAAGAAGCTGGTGATTTTATCAATAATAACAAGTTTATTCAAACAGAAGCGGAGACTATTCAATCTCTAATTAAGGAGTATGGTGAAGCTAAGAATTTAGTTGAAAGACTGGAGAACCAGTATGAAAAACTTGAAAAGGATATTGATATCGAGCAACATAAAATAGATAAAATTAATGGTGATATTAAAACCTATAATGATAATGTTACAATATTAGAAAACAATAAAGTGATACAGAGTAGTATAAAGGATGTTCAAGGAAAGGTTACTTTAAAAAAGATTGAATTATCAAAACTAAATAACGTTGTTAAGGATTTTCATGCAAAAATTAAAGTAGCTGAGCAGACAATATCTGAATGCAACAAATCAATCGAACATATGCAAGAATTGGTTGACAAGCAGGTAGCTTATGACCTTTACTGTAAGGCTGTTTGCAAGGATGGCATTCCTTATGTACTAATAAGTAAGGCTGTTCCATACATACAATCTTATGTTAACAACATACTAAATCAGGTTATTGATTTCACAGTGGATTTAGAAACAGATGGTAAAAACATAAACGCGTTTATATGCTACGACGACAGTAAGTGGCCACTAGAATTGAGCTCAGGAATGGAGCGTTTTATATCTTCTTTAGCTATTAGAATAGCACTTATAAAGATTACAAATCTACCAAAACCTGACTTTATTGCAATAGATGAAGGATTGGGTGTTTTAGATAGTAGCAACTTAAACTCTATGCATACACTATTTACTCATATGAAGGATATTTTTAGATTTAATCTTGTAATATCTCATATAGATGTTGTTAGGGATATGGTTGATAATATCATTACAATAGATCGTAAAAATGATTTGAGCTATATAAATTGTTAGAAGATATTTATATGAAATGTCATCATATACAACATATAAAATACCACAAAGACGAGGGTACTCTTTACAAAAATATTATGTAGAGGATCTATCAACAAACTCACCAAACTATTTCGTTATTGAAGATTTTCCACTTGTAGTGAGTGGTGGTAGGTACGTTATCAAGCTAAAAGGCAATGGTATAAATCTACGCTTAAATAGGCCAATAGACATGGAAGTGGTTGATGCTGAAGGTAACAACGTCTTCTGTGAGGTATTAAATTATGTTGATCGATTTAACAACTATTATATAGCTATTGACATCTATGACATAACAGCTAGAGGTATTGCAACAATGTACTTTGTTGGTGAGGCTGTTTATGATTTAAACGGAAACCCTATACCAACACAATATAGAGATAGACCAAACATTCGTTGGACAAAATCATTTAATATACTACCATTTGAAAGAAACACGGCAGAGCTTATATTTGATAAACCACCATTCGTAAATTTAGCTCAAATAGTCACACCAGCTAGAATATTAACACAAATAACTTCTAGCGCTTACAATTTTGTGATAGCAACCGGTAGCGTTAACTTGTTTCAGATACAGACATCTGAGTTTGCAGGATATGACAGAGACTTTGCAACAAGTCCTGATATATTAGATCCAAGACTACAAGGCATACTAGCAAATCCAAATCAAACACCAACAACAACTAATACTGTTGTAACGTCTCGTAGAGAGATTGATGATGACATTCAAGGTGGTTTTGCATATGATCAAACTAGAAGGTTTAATACTAGATTGATAGCAAGTGAGTCTTTTTTTACAAAGCAGCATTTAGGAGGCTACTTTGAGTTTTTTAATTCCGAGAGTACTCCAAGATCACTATTACCAAATCTACCCTCTGGAATAGAGGTGTCTGGTAGTGTTTATGATCAGCTAGGTTCTTACAAGAGCAACATTGTTGAAGTGATTTCAAGCACTCAAGCTATATTAAGCAATCCATTGTCAGTTGTAACAATAGACAACAACGCTATTGCAGAAAACTACGCATCACAATACATATACAGACAAGCTGCAATCTTTACAGGAAGTATAACCTATGTACCAAGTTCAACAAACTTTGTAACAAGTTCAACTGTGAGTCAATCCTACGTAGAATTAACTTTTAGCGACCTAAATCCTATAAGTGGTCAGGTCTACAGAATAAGAACGTCTGCTAAATTAGGAACACTTACTGGAGACTATAAAATACTAAATGATCAAGTAATTGTACCAGTAGAGTACCTCACAGACGCTGAATATCCTAATACAGAAAATTATCTAAATCATGAATCTGATTATAGAATGCTTGGATATTTTACTACGAGATCTATACTAGATACCTATTGGACTGTGTATAGAGAAAATCCGTACGGATTTGACACTGTAACAGGATCACTTAACAACAGTGTTCTAGTACAATCGACAGTATTACCAGCAGCCTTTACACAATCTACTGTCTTAACAACAGCATACAATCAAAATTATAACATTAATCAAACTTACACGTTAAGTTTTTACCTTACCCTAGACCCATACACAGAGGCTGAAATATACATGAATAGTGATATTTTAAGTACCTATATTGTAGGATCTGTGCCATATCCTAAAGCCTTTTTCAAAAGTAGAAACGTAGAAAAAACAAGATACAAGCAAGATCAATCTCGATTTGGAAAATACATTGGCAAGGTTGTAAATAATCGACCAACTCGAAAATATTATGGCAAGGTTATGTTTGACTTTGAGACTGATGGAGAAGGACTTGGCTCACCAGTCATAAGAACAAAGATAGTGAACTATGCAGCAGGCATAACTGGTAGTGCGTATATATCGGACATAAGCATTAAACCATATGCTATTAATGGATTTACACCAAACATAGTTCAATACGCAATACCACTTCCACAAGAATTTGTAGAAGCAGCTTCCTTATCGCAATCCATAGATATAAAGCTAGATTATTTTGACTACACTGGTAGACAATCTGAGTATTCAACATACTTGGATGATATAGTATTGAATCTCAAAGCTGAGATTGTATCAAACACGTGTCAAACGGATAAATTAAGCTTACAATACAATAATTCATATACTTAATATGCCATTTACTACAAAAGTTTTTGATTTGTTTTACAAAAGATTTCCAACTGGGAGTACCAGTGGATACCAAGGTTATCTTAACGAAGATTGGATAACATCCTCATCTTTAACAGGAAATATTCAAGTATCACACTCTTTCTTAAACTACCCTGATGAAGTAAGCGGTTCTACGTTTTTAACAACAAGGGACTCAGCAAGTTTAAATAACAAGATACATAGAGCAATTCCTTGGGGATCTCACGCTTGTGATTTTTTGTGGAATGCATTAGTACCATCTTGGTCTTATGTGGAAGCTGACAATCAACCTGATGAGGGACCTGCTTGGCCAGCAAACGTGACAAGATTTTATAGTCTATCTTTTGTTTCTAAAAGTTTTAATAAAGCGTACCAAACCAATGGCTCTAGCTTCGGTGCATCTAGTTATAGTGTCACATCAAGTTGGAAAGTTAGTGATCCTAAATTCACATTAGCCCCAGCATTTTTTCACTTGCACACATTAACTGGTTCATCCGTCTATCCAACTTATATTACAAGCACACCAGTTAGTATACAAGAAGGTCAACAAGCGTTAGATCAAGTATCCTACCAACTAATATATCCATCATTAACATCAAAATCAACATCATCCATAGATGGTCAATACTTTGATCAGGCTGGAGGAGCAGGTATAACGAGAACAGCAGTATCCGCTTCACTTGTAGTAGCATCTATATCAGCATCAAATAACACAGCAACTGGATTAAGACATATGACTGAAGCATTAAAAGCTAGACGTTTATTTTTCCCAACTCCTTATAGTGGCAGTGGTACATCTGGAGGAACAGACTACTGGTTTAAAGAGTATACGGGATACAGAGTGGATGAGATTTTTAATGAAAATGGTGGAATATACAATGTACAGCTAGTCTTAAAAAGAACTAATAATTTTTATGACCAAAGACCAGACACAGGGTCTTTTATGAGTGTGTTTATACACAACGTTGTACCACAAGTACCGTCATCATCACAACGAATACCAGGAACCGATGGATGGTATCCACCTGACAGCAACATAATAAAAATTGGTCATGGATTTAATGGAGGACCAGAATTATCTTTTTTTGATATACAAACTGGGTATATTGTCGAAAAGTTTAATTTTAATGTAGTCCAGTACGGATACCCAGCACAATTTTGTATTGAGGTGAGTGGTTCGTTAACCGACAATGTTTATTTTGGAGTAATGGTAGATGATATACAGATCTGCAAAGTGGGTGTTACAACAGACCCAGCATTTATTAAGCCAACATCAGTTGCAACAAGAACAACAACTAGAGGAGGTGGATCGCCTATAGAGGAAGCACCAATGGAATAGTATGATTAAAAACAACACAATAAGAAACTGTACAATACCTTTCCCAGCCATACAAGGTTTGGTAAATGAACAAACACTTGGTAAAATACTAATTAAAAATATCTATCAAGGTTGGCAAGGAGAGTCTATCAAAGAGATCAAAGATAAGCATGAAACAAACCCATTCACATTAAGAATTGGAACACCTAAAACAGATGTACAAATACAAAATGATAAAATGTATTTTGTTCCAAACTATATGGCATACAATCCAGTTACAAAGAATATAGAAAAGAGAGAATTGGTTGACTATAGGAATGTTGAGAAAGTTTATATTGGTCAATCCTTGGATGAAATGCAATATGACAATTATAGACTGTTTGTAAACGGCAATACAATAACAAACGACCTGTACATCAAGAATTATGACTCTATAAAAGATATATCAGTTGGACAACTAATCATTAACTTAGTAAATAAAGTTGAAAAACTACAAGCTGAAGTGATGGAATTAAAGCGTCAAACAAAACCCACTGATATTTATACACAAGGTACTTTATGATGAACAAACTAACTAAGTTTTTAGTAGAAGGAATTTTAATAGAAGAAGAGTCTGGAATAGTTGTATTGCTACCTGGAGGATTCAAACCACCACATGGTGGTCACTTAGAACTCGCTAAAAGATACGCAGAAGAACCTAACGTGTCTAGAGTAGAGATACTAATAGGACCAAAAGAGCGTGAAGGCATCACAAGAGATCAGAGTGTAAAAGTTTGGAACTTGTTGTTAGCTGGAGCTAGAAATATTGTTGTAAAGCAAGTATCAGAGGACAATCCACTACTAGCATCCTACAAATACATTGAAACAGCTAAACCAGGAACTTATGCATTAGCTGCGAGTTCTAAAGGTGAAGATTATGCTCGTGTTAAGAATTTTGTAGCTGGTCATGCACCAACTGGAAAGTATAACAAAAAAGATGTTAATGTTGTAGAACTACCATTAGATACAAAGCCAATT